CTAAATATTAAAAGAGTCCGCAAACTCTTAAAATATGTATTATTAAACTATTTATAAAGCGCCGTTTATTGCCGCTTTAAAAATAGCGAGTTTGCAAAAAGGCTTTAGCTTTGACTCTTAAGCTAAAGTCTGTGGTTTTAGTAAATAATAGTTTTAACCAACCACAAGGTTAAGAAACTTTTGAGAAGTAGGCTCCCTCAATTAACAAAGCATCAGGCCTACAATTTGGTGCTTGAATACCAACGGAATTAGGATACATAAAAGTAGTCATTTGTAAGAAATTACCAGATATAGTTCTGTATCCTGGATTATACATACAAGGTATTATGACTTGATATCCATATCTAGCCACATCATCGACCGAAGCAAAAACATCTACTTCAGCCTCTAAATTAATAGCAGTAGTAACTGGTCTACCAATTGAAATTACTATGTGACCCAAACTACTAGTACCAGTATAAGAAACAACAGGATCGGATGGAGTACTCGTAGATTTTTCTCTTACATTATCTCCTATAAATCTATACGGTGTAATATTTGGAATCTCTACCTCTACCTCACAGCTATCACTGGAAATATATCTATTTCCTCCTACGGTCGCATCAGTATAATAGAAATTTGACGAAGGCTTACTATAATTGACTCTCTCTTGCGTGGGGCACTGAACCAACGGTATAAATCTTCTGTTATCTGGGGTGGTATCAATTTCATCTATCAGGTCAAAACCGGCTGATAATTGTCCCTTACTTCTTGGAGTAATCCCATTTACATTAAGAGGATAAGTAGATCCCCAAATAGCATCACCCCCTGATGTTATTTGGTGATAACCTGGTGGAACATACCACGCAGTAGCATTTGGTATGCCCGTGAAAACAAACTTGAATCTACCACCTCCACTATAACCATAATACATGCCAGCCAAAACCTTCAATGTAGATACAAAAGAACTAGTGGGCAAAGTATCATTGGAGGTAAACACACCCTTAAAACCTAACAATTCTGCCACATCATAAATTAATAAGCCAGTAGTAGACGTTATATTTGCGGGGTCTATCCTATTAGTTTGTACTCTATAGAACCTTCGAGCATAATCTCTAACACTTACTATAGGTCGTAAATCTACCATATCATAACTATTTTTCACATCCTTATTTACCAGTACATCTTTCTGTTCATTGACATCCATACTAGTTACTGCAGACTCTGCTTTAAATTCTAATATTGGTGGAACGACTGGCTCAATAGGAACGACAGGATCGGTTCCTGAAGGAATTTCTGCATAGTTCTGCGAAATAGCCATCATTGGGGAAGCAGAGGAATAACCCATAAATTGAAAATCATCACCTGCTGAGATATATACATTAAATTCAACACCCGGGGATACAGATCCGTTAGTAACCAGAGGCTGAGTTAAATAAATGTAGTAAATACCATGTGAACTGGCATTCAATTCCCAATCGGTAGTGCAAGGTAATTGGTTTAAAGGAGAGCAATAAGGTAGCTCTACGGTTTGAATCTGTCCTCCTGCCGAAAACTCTAAATTTTCCACTAATAAATTTTGCAAAGAAGGAGCAAGCGGCTTTTTGCTCAAAGCATTAATAACAGGAGAATAATCCCGAGCCACAGCTAACTTACAAAAATGGAAATTGGACATAACTGCTTGAATATGCAGTTTAATAGTACCTTTCCAATAACGAGACAATGAATTTAAAATCTGTAATTGATTAAAATATCTTGTCGTTGCGATTGTAGCTGGTGCATAGGAATCAATATAATTAATATTCTCTAATTGTTGACAAGGTGTAATTGGTCGAGACCAGCACAAGACACCCGATGCGTTGGTATTATTTACTGTGAAATTGCCAATATACTGAGGTTTTGATAACAAATACTTCAGATTCATCTCATCTATATCGGTATCAAAGATATAATCTCTAGTAATTCGATCAAAATCCATAAAAGGGTCTAATTTTTCAAAAGACACTGGTTTATCAGTAACACAGGCCATCTGTCTTTCGACAACCATATTTTTGGTTTTAATTTCAGGATGATTAGGGTTATGTAAGCCTGTTAAAGCTCTCACACCTGACCTTCCTACATCTAATATGTCTCCTGAAAACCTTTTTGCGACAGCAAATACACCATCAATCGCTTTAGTTGCTGCAGCTGACAGATCTGAAACAATACCCTCAGCATTAAAGTACTGCACGTCACAATGAGGTATATAAAATTCAATCTCGTTGAATATAGCAAATACCGAAACTGATAGAGAAACTGAACCAGACGTTGGAGCAACAAGAGGGTTCATAACCTGTATCATTAAATCGGCATAATCACCGAATGAAGCGTAGGGAGAAATAGTATTGTTGGCAACATCACATTTTGTTAGCTTACCATTTACATAGAACGGAACTTCCAGAGCAACAGGCGTAGACTCATTTGCGGATAAGAATACGTGTGGGGCAGCCATACCAGACCCGACCCAACTCTGTGATATAGACCTATCTACTGTTAATGGTTTTTCATAATAACCTGCTGGAACTGTGTAAGCTAAAAGCATTCCCTGATGCATTGGTGTTCCAGCAACTTGCAACATTAAAGTAACTTTAGCTCGATAAAGAGCTGAAGCTATAAAAGGAATTTGAGATAGCTCATTAATAGCAATATCCTTTGGAATGCTCAATGAGTCTATAATTGTGAAGCGTTGTGATGTATTTGTCCAGGTTGCATTTTTAATAAAAAAAGGTTTATTCAAAATCCTAGAAAAATCCATCTTCAACTCAGCCGGAACTTGATTCAATTGCGGCTGTTTATTATAAATAAATTCCGGTTCAACAACACTTCTAGTCCTTAAAGAAGAGAAGTAATTTTCAGAGATTTTGGTAACCGAATCGGGAGCTTCTACTTTCCCTTCAAAATCTCCTAATAAAGACACTGGCATATCTTTATAAACAATTTCATTTTGTACATTATCAATGCTAATGGTATATTTACGAAAATTGTGAACCATTAAACACAATTAATTTCGGAGAACTTCAAATTTAATTTACATTTCCTAATTTCCGCGCTAAGTGTTGAAGCTCTCACATCACTTAACTTTTATAAACGGAACAAAAGGAAAATTTACAAATATTTCCGACTACCCCATGATAATTCATAGGATTTATCATCGTCGAAAACACTTATCAAATAAGATTCAGGAAGGATGACACAATCTATATCATTCTCCCGAAGCTTGTTAACAAAGTCGTTCCTTAACAACTCCCAATTTGGATGCAAATAAATTTCTCTTTGAAAACAAGCTAACTTATCTCTCATCACTACATCTAAACTCTTGGAACCATCATACCATGATAACCCACTATACAATGTTCGTAAATCTAGGGGACACATAACTCTTTTCAATTTATGGTGAAAGCGAAATGCTCTCTTTAAAAAGGATATATCAGACAAGGGTGTAACCGGAGAAGTTATATAGCGCTTATCAGACGTTGTCATATCTAAACCAATAGAAACAAAGAAATCTCTCATGGTTAAAGCATTCAGATTTTCTAACCTTCTTATTCCCACTAATTTATCATCACCGTATACATAATCAACTACACAGTCCCAAAATTGACCGAGGTTTTCTCCATGAAATCTCTTAAACCACATCGCTGTGTAGAAACGATTTACCAGACTGTTAAATATAGCTGTCAAAAAACTACCAGAAGGCATAGAATGAGTAGTTAAATATAAATCGTCCATCACAGCCACTGGAGTTGTATTAAGATTTTGCAAAATAAAAGACGCTATTCTCTTATCTCCCTCACAATATTCCAACAAAACCTCTGATACTGCTTGCTGAACCATGGACACCATTGAACCATCCCACCTAGCTATATCTCCATCAAATACAACATCACAACTAAGTAACTCTCTATAAATATCATCCCATTCTATATAAGGATTACACCCAATCATCACTTTATTGAATTTTCTATTACTTATAATGTGCTCAACCATTTTACCAAAATATTTCTTGGTCAAAACTTGACAATAGATAGTACTAACCCTAAAACTTCTTGGAACTCCTTCCTTTTCGACGTTTCTTATCTCATCTTTCAAAGTTTCATACCATAAGAATTTATCATTATCAATTCGTCCTGCCTTAATATCTTCTTCTATCTTTTCTAGCTCAATCCTGAAATCATCTTTATAGCAACCAGCTTCAAAATCTATATAATCAGATTTCAGTTTCTTACACTGATATCCATTACTAGAATCTTTATTCAATCCAGCTAAGAATTCATTACCTTTGACTATCTCGTTCTCAGTTAAGGTTCCGTAGGCACCCAGCATAGATCTTAAAACTTGTTTCCCAAAAGCAATTTCAGATTGGTCAACCGTGGAACACAAACCAAAAGATTTCTTCGCAATAGTTTTAACAGTACAAGGACCATCAACAGTCAAATTGCTCGGTTGTCTACTCAGAGGAAAAACTCCATAAAGGGGAGTTGGTCTAAAGTTACTTTCCTTAGGTACGGAAATGTGCATCTTCTTATCTAATTTTAACACACTACTCTCAGGTATAACTTTAGAAGAAAAAGGAACACCTACAAAATTTATATCAGCAGCCAAGATTTCTTTAATTTTCCGTCTAACACTATCAGACCACTTTAAAGACACACCAACCCCCAACTGCTCATTCCCAGCAACATGAAATCCAACAATCCCAATATCTTGTCCCATAACTAATGAGCCACACAAACCATATCCTCTCAAAAAATAAAAAAAATCATCTTTTTTAAACTTATTTACAAATTCTTTATCTCCGAGAGTTTGTCTGTAAACAGCAGAGCAAGAATGTTTCGTTGCATCTATATTATCCAACGCTACAGTCACTCGCGGAGTAACTAAAAAGCTGTTCATCCTCCCTGATATTTCCTCTTTAAAGAAATGGCTAAGATTAGGAAAAGGAGTAGGGAAATTACGCGGCAGAGCTAATATAATCACATCATCCTGATCTTCTTGCAATAAAATTTCTACTTTCATATGATCTATAATCCTATGCTTCTTGTCCCAATCATTGTATACATTAACATATAAATCCCCATTGGGAACGCTATGATTTGTGACTAAAATACAATGGCCGGACAATAGCCCGACACTATAACTAGTGACTCCTTTATCTCCAATAATTTCAATAAACTTAACACTCTTGCTAGTAGCAGTAATAGAACTATGGGGTTCTTTCAAATATTTTAAGCTTAAATCATTAATTTCTGCAACCCATGATTGTTGTTTTGGCAATACAGCACTCACAGTGTAAGTAAACAGTCCCATAAATATCCCATACGCTACAAGAACTCCAGAAACCAAAAAGATACTATGAAAAGTATCTTTATTATTATTGTACACCGTTATAACATCGGCAACAACACCAGCTAACTTATATAGAAGGGAAGACATCTTATCTTTAACTAGACCAATCCACCATCCCATATCACTCTTAGGTAGCACATGATAAGATGCTGGTAAAGCTAATCTAGGTTCCTCTAATTGTTCAAAGAAAATCTGGTTATCCAGTCGAGCTATATCATCCTCAATATCATCCGGATACTGTCGATTTACCAAATCAGGGAATTCATCATTCAACCTTGACCTTAAATTTATATCTTTAGTTGGTTCTGGAAACAAAGAAAACCATCCTTCTCCTTTAAATAACATATTTTCTCTGACATCATCTATATATTCTGGAGTCAAAGTGAATGTTTTGCACCCAATCTGCTTCGCATGCAAACTTATCCTTGCAATATCATTTAACCAGGCCAAATAATTCTTTAAATTATTTTCTCGGAAAACAAATTCATGATGGATTGGGATTTGCTTATCTTTTATCACCTTAGAAATATAAGGAGGAAATCCATTCTCAAACCGATTCGTCTGCAAATCAAAAAACTGCACACCAACCTTTCCTGAAAACCACTTTCTTTCATTATCATATATACAATTGTCTTTGTTTATCAACAAGACTCTCCTCCACAATGCCTTTATATCAGCAATACCATCGTCTCTCATAAGATTGATATTTCTAAAGTTATTAGTCGTAGCCAATATCAACTTACTATTAAAAAATTTTGTATCTTTAAGACTTGCTTCCGCACAAGGTAATGGTAATTTTACAGGGGAAACCATTGGTATCAACACTCTGTATTGAGAATTACCTTGTTGGCCCCAATCATCCACATAAAAAACGAATTCATTATTATAAGAATCATAAAAATCTTTCCCATCAGTAGTTGGTTTTATTTCATGAGAATAATTCGATTCACCTAAAGTCTGAATTAACATAGTCATTGTAATGGATTTACCACAACCTGGGGGCCCTTCAAAAATCATACACACTGGTTCTTCTCTCATTGGTGAGCAATTACTATGTGCTATCTTGACGTTTCTCAAGAATTGATCATACACCAGCTTAACCCCAGCAGATCTTCTTATCCACTCAGCTATATCAACACTCGCTTTTACACTGGCTTCCAGTTCCTGTAACTTTACCAATAGTAAAGGATCTAAATATTTCTTTTTATCTTTATCCAACAAATCGTTATATTGTCTCATCATACTAACCATATGGTGATGTTTGCCTATTTGGAAAAAAGAAACTACTTCTTTCACAAAACCAATTACATAATCAGGAGCATGGATTAAATCCAAAACTCCAAAGATAAAGTCTATACCTACTTGCAATATTGCATGTAGAGATCCTACATCGTCTACCAACTTCGCGCTAGTTAGCACTTGCGCCCTCTGTAATAGAGTAAAAAGCTTATTAGGAAGAAACATCGAAACTCCAGCTAATAAATAAGCATCAAGGCTCTCCGCTTTGAAAATATCATTGGTACTCAATAAATAGAATGAAAACAATAAATTAACTAGGTCTAAACAACCTTGTCTAGGGTTGTTAAAATATGTATATAACTCAGTTAACAATTTAATAAAATCTATTATCAATCTAGAGGATATGTTGTCAAGTTTATTTTTAAATGATCCTATGGTTTGTAGAAGCTCAAAAATAACTTTAGCACCTTCTAATGCTGAACTACAATCACTCAACAACCCTTCAGGAAAAAAACTACTAATTTTTTTCTTGGGATTAAAGACATACCCAATTACTTTCACTTTCTTATCTCCTAAATTCACAACCTTAGCATCACTAGATATAAACGCTCTTTTGGAACATTTAACCATAACATTAGTGCGAATATAATAAAAATAATACTCGCTTTCTATTTCATTTATCTTCTTATTTCGACTATCTTTTTTGAAAAATTGACTCATTTTTGGGTTGGGAACTATGTTCCCGCGTTTAGTAATGTTTTATGCACTCCTTTGTAAAGGCGACTTCCACAATATAGGTTCTACCTTCTTTGTGGAACACTTCCTCCAAGCAAGGGTAATCCTAGACTGAAAAGAGAGAGCTACTCTCTTCTGTTACTAAGTCTTAATTACACAGAAACTAATTACCATTAAAAACTGGACTTTTTGTTCCAAAGCTTTTACACCTTGGGGCTTTGCTTATCCATAGCGTATTCC